CGCATCCATAAATACTCTCGTCGGGACTCCAAGAGACAACGACACCGCTTTCAACTGCATTTCAATGTGTCCGGATGGGTCTGCGACTTGCGGTTTCAGTTCCTTTACTTCAACATTCTCCAGCAGCAACGATCTATCCAATCCAGCAAAATAGTCATCAATGTTTTCCTGCATCGCTGTTTTCGTCGCTGTACTGACCTCCTGCAACCCCGCATCACCACCTAATTCAAACGCCATGCCTGGAAATCCACCTCTCCAGAACATCTCTCCACTACCACCCAATATCTTTCTCAAATCAAGCAAGCAATTATAAACACGTTTCATGCGCGGGGTCCCGTAAACCTCACTGCTCACTCTATTATCAGCAACATGCAACACTCTAGTCCAATGCACCATCTTTCGTGTCGTCGATGATCCCCCACCACTTGTATCTTCCTGCATAATTTCATACATCGTTGGGAATCCATATCGCGGGCTCTTAACATCCCCTTCCTTATCCTTAATCTCCACAATCGACTCATCATAAGCACGAAGATAGAGAAGAGGATACTTATTTTTCCCTATCGCAAGTCCTGTCTTCGCATCAATACCTTTGACAGGTCTACTCAAATCATCACCATCTCCAATACCAAACAACAACAAACCAAACTGACCAATACCTGACAAAACATCAACTCGGTTCATATAATGAAACAATTGCAACTTCTTTTCTAATTCCTCCCATCCCTTCTCGAACTCTGTTATCCCAGGTTCCTCCTTCTCATAAATATCAGGAGTCTGTGTCCAGCTCTCTTCGGGCCAAATCTCTACGACTCGCGTTGCAATCCCTGTTCTTTCATACATCTCCTTGTAATTCTGTTTGGAGATAGAATCAGGGTATCCACACTCCGTATTTATGTCATGCCCAGGACTCAGCAAAGTTTGAATCAAATCACGTCTTCGCAGCAAACTATTAAATGCAGCCGTTTGCAATTGATTGATTAAGATAGCAGGATTGGGAGCTACGGTGTTTTTCGCAAGTGTTTTTTTCTTACTCATCTCTAAGCTTCCTTCATATATTCCATCAACTTTTCGTTTGCTGTAATTTCACGCAACAGATTCGAATGGTAATTATTATGTTTACAATAAGTACAACTCACATGCCCTCTACATGATACATCAAAATTTCGAGTCCCCCTAAACTTTTCTATTTTTTCTTCTGAAAACCGTGTTTTTTCATTCAAGATCATCGTCGTTTTCTCCAGCCACCAACATTTTTAACAGGCAACGTCAATAACTTGAACGCCCCACTCCCCGCATCCACCTGATCCTTAAACTTAGAGTTTGGAAACAATGCGAATTCATCCAAGCACGCTCTATTCCACAACCCACTCAACATATACACATTTCCCGCATTCACCTGTGTTGAAAAAGGATCAGCTCGCTCTTCCTTATTCCCCGTCGGACGATCTACAACCACTCTAAACCCAGCTAAATTAGCCACCGTCATCTGTGCAGAATCTTTGCCAGCGGACCCAGGTTCCTGTTCTATCCCAATCACCACACCCTTCCCATCTACAAACGCTTGACTTTTAATCAATCCCTCCCTCTTCGCACTATCCCACCTCCCCCGCAACACATCCAATATCCAAAATCTCTGATCTTCATCTTTCCCCAGCAAAAACCCAACCGTAAACGCCCCACCTCCCTCAGTCGCCGCCTTATCCCAGTATCGCACTCGCTTTACCCACTGATTATCGCGTTTCGGGAGATCGGAAGGCTCTTTAATGATAATATTATCCGTCTTGAACATCCCACCACCAATCGGGACCGGTCGCTGCAAAAACTGACCTGCATAACTATATTCCCCCTGCATTGCAGCTTCATCGAGAACTCGTTGTGGGAGGCGAGTTGGGTCGAAGAGATTGTTTTTGTAGAATTGACGACAGGTAGATGGTTTTACATCTTCGGTAAGAACGGCAGGGAAACAGAGATGCTTGATTTTCGTCTCCCCCCTATCAGCCATCTCAAGCATCATTGCAGTAGGATCGAACTGATGAAGTCGTTGCATAACAAGAATGGTAATCGTTCTCGCCTTATTCTTCTTTCTCGTCCACAACGTCTCAGTAATAAACTGGTTGGCTTGTGTCATTTCAGCTTCGCTACGTGAGCCCTTTGGATCAATTGGATCATCGATAACGATAAAATCCGCATGCCTCCCCGTAATACCACCCTTATTCCCAACAGAGTTCCTCTCTCCTTGCTTCGTATTCGCAAACTTGCCCTTCGCATCCTGATCGTCTGAAATAATGACGTGTGGGAACATAGCACGATATTTTTCACTCTTCACTACAATACGAGCTTTACGTGAGAGGTCAATACTTAGGTTCTCTTGATAGCTGGATTCAATGAAACCGGCAGACGGAAATCTCGTCCACACCCACGGCTGCAAGAAAACACTGCATTGGAGAGATTTTGTGGAGCCGGGACTCACATTGATAACAAGGTCGTATGGTTTGAAATCATAAATCGGGTCGTGGTTTGGGATCATGCCCATCAAAAACCATTCAACCAAATACTGCAACTCTTTCGCAATATATCGCAGATGCCAGTTATCCAAGAAAGGTTCTGGGACCACGGTGTTCCAGAACTCTTTCATAAAGAAATAATAATCATCTCTGCACAACCCTCTCACCACGCTCAATTCATCAAATTCTATTTCTGTTTTTGCAATCATTTTAGTCCTTAGATTCTTTTTGGACGTCTTTTACAGAATTCATAGCTTCCCAATATCGCTCGATATTCTCACACCGTCGTGAAATCTTACGTGTGTGAATAAGCAATCTTATAATATTTAACCCCCATCTACCCTTGACACATTCTACAGGGAATCCATACTTATCAAGAAAATACACCTTCATTCTCCTCTTGAAGTGCTTCAATGTCAATTTTCTCTTTCATTTAATCATCCACCCAATCTTCAATCATCGGTGCTGGCTTTTTGTCTCGTACTGGAAGGGCGTGGTGGTGACAGACAGGACATTTCTGCCCACACCCAACCAAATACATATCGCACACATCACACCAAAACGCAGATTTATGTCGTGGATTACGTTGTTTGATACGATTTGGATGATTGGTACGCGATTGTATTGCTTCTTCAATGAATTTCTTGGTTTTTTCCATTTCCTCTTTGTTAAATACATGGGTTGGTTCTACCGGGTCGTCAATAACGATAACGTCCATCTCATTCTCCATCTCATCTAAAATCCTTGCTTCGCAATCCCCCAAATTATCCGCCATAATCGCTTTACGACGTTGTCTCTCCTCATATTTCCATTCACAAACCCAATTCATATCTCATTCTCCCTTTGAAACAAATTGAGCATCTATTGGAGAGAGGTTTTGGAGCATGGGTAGATAATGTTGATGTTTTACTTTCTCCTCTTCCTCACTTGATATTTCTTTCACCTTCCTCATCGCCTCCAGTATCTCCACCTGTGTTTCACTACTCAGATATTTTCTAATCCGATCAAACGTCAACACATTATGATCGATCTGTCCACTCACATTCACATCCACATTAGTTTTTTCCACATACCCCCGATCCCTGCACAACGCCTTAACCGAATAAATCGTCGCTGCCTCACTCCCTTTCTTAACCAATCTTAAAAGATGCGATTCACACAAATCTTTCTTAGCCTCCACCACCTGCTTAAACAACTTACTGAAATTTTCGTCGTACTTTTTCCATTTTTCAAGTGTTGATATTGGGATCCCTATCCGTTTACACGCTCTGGTAATCTGAAACCCACTCATCGTCAATGCATAGATAAATAAATACTGTCTGAACGATTTACTACTCCCTTTCAATATTGCTTCCATCGTCTCTTTCGAACTTTTCGCTTTTTCTGCCGCACTCAATTTCCTCCACACCTTCTTCATATCTTTACTCAACCCATTGAAAACGAACTCTGAGATTTCATTTCCCCCCGTCTTCTTCAATCGCTTTCTATGTTTCTCTCTCCCCAATTCTATCCCGATTTTGAGCAACCTCCTCTTCCTCTCCCACTGCAAGAATGTACTATAAGAGATCCCCAGTATCTTCGCCACCTGCCCCTCTTTGCACCCGCTTTTCATCAACTCATACACGTCGAACAAATACTGATCTTTCCACTTGCTCTTGTTCGCCATTCTTCTTTCCTTTCAAAAAGTATTCTTTCTCTCACCCCCCATTATATACTCTGTCTTTATATGTCAATAGATTTTTTGCACGCAAAAAATCTATTATGCCCTATAGATATGCTCGGGTATCGACTTCTATTTTTGGTTGCAAAAATTTTGATGGTGGTGTGAAGTCCTAAAAATTTTTTACCCAAAATTTTTAGGTTTGGGAATGACTCCAAAAAATCGTCGCGAAAATCTGCGGAGTGTCACCACAGCAAGTGACATAAAGAAGAGCAGCGATATCGACTTTTATTTTTATTCAAGATAAATCTTGTCGTGTTTCGACAATATACACGATATAAAAGAGAGACAATAGTGTCACTATATGCTATAGTGACACGTTCTATCTATTTTCTATTGTCGATATCGTGTATCTAATATCATGTAGTATGTCGATATTGTTTGTATTGATTAGTAGACAATATGTCACGATGTTTTACATTTTCGACATAGTGACACTATTGTCTATCGTGTATATCTTTTATCTAAAATAACGTCATTATGTCTGACGCTGCTGCTGACACTGC